GCCCCCGTTGGGCGCAGACCTCAAGTTGAACATATTGTTCGACATCCATGTGTATGTCTGAAAACTATAGGATACGCGAAGTCCCAGGGTCGTTCGAAACGGTAAGTTCCGAGCTTCCCGAGGGTTGGGTCTATGCCGATCCGGAACCAGCCGTACTTTTTATTCCAGGTTCTCTGGAATATGAAGAGCGGAAGTCTCCTGATGCAGCTGGATCCCGTCGCGATTGGAAAGACTGGGAGCATTACAAAATAGCTTCCGGTCAGATTCCTGCGATGCAGACGAGGGTGATACGTCGCGTTTGGTGGCCCGAAGTGGACCACGACGTGATGTGTTCGTCCCCGTCCGCATTCTATAGTGGACAGTATGGGGAGGTTGGGAGATTCAATAGTGGTCTCCCAGCATTCGCGACGTCGGTCGATTCGGGGTTTATCATAACCCCGGAAAAGATCGATGAACTAAGGTCGAGGGCGTTAAATGCGCTCTTACCTACAGTTAAGCCCGAGATGTCCTTGATAAACTCTATTATAGAGTTGAAGGACTTCAAGAGCCTGCCGCGGACTATTAAGGGTATAAAAGACCTGGGCCTTGGTGGCACAGGTTCCCTTAAGAGTCTCCTCATAGTTCGTGCCAAGCAGATCGTCCCATCACTGAGTTTCTCAAAGAATCTCAAATGGGTTATTCTGAATGGAGCGAAAGTACTGGCTGATGTATATCTACAACAGATGTTTAACATCAGACCATTGTTATCAGACATAGTTGCTTTGCAAGCAGCAGTGTCCGTCGCTGAGAAGCGTCTTAGACGCATAATCAACGATGCCGGTAGGCCTGTAACAGCTCATTGGAGCTGTAATATACAGGAATATGCGAACTCGTCCGAGGCCACCGAACCAATTGTTACGACGAACATGAAGAATGTTTATTGTAACTTTTGGACCCATTCTTGGGTTAAGTGGCTAAGGTTCGTGTATTATGAACCTACATGGTTCCATGCCGAAATTCAGATGAGCTGGACGCTCTCTGAATTCCAACGCGCGCATGCGCGGCTTCTAACGCTACTAGACGTTGTTGGGATTAATTTTAATCCCGTCATCGTTTGGAATGCGTTGAAGTGGTCCTTCGTAGCGGATTGGGTGTTAGGTATTAATACCTACCTCAACTCGTTGCGAATCGGTAACATGGACCCGGTGATCAACATACACCGCTTCCTGTTCACGTTCCGGCGACGTCGTCGCATTCTGGTCCAGCGCGAAAGCGGTGGTTGGAATGCCGATGGCTCCGTTCGGGCACGTGAGACAGTAGCATGTCCGATGGTCACAGAAATGGCTTACCGCCGTTCCTGCGGACTACCTGACATAGCTAGTCTTCGGACTAGTGGGCTATCCTCAACTGAGGTAACCCTTGGCTCTGCATTAGGCGTAAGCCTAGTGCACTCCAGACTGCGCCATAGGCGCTAAACGTCGTCAGTTATCGTTACTGGCGAATCGGGCCCTTTATAGGGCACAACTGCAAACAGAACAATAAGCATGCTAAGTAATACACTTAACACCAACGAAATCAAAGATGCGGCAGGGGCTGAAATTGAATTCACCCGCCTGTCGATCAGTGACCGCGACACGATTTTCGCCAAAATTAGCGAAAGTCCCGCGCTGCCGCACCGCCTCTCGATTAAACATCAGGAGGTAGGTGCGGGTCTCGCCAAGCGTCGCCGGTCCGTGGTCAGGATTGACAAAACGTCAGTCTCGACTGTGGATTCGGCTACGCCGGTGACGACGTCCGCATATGTTGTATTAGACGCCCCTGTGGGCGCCATTACGGCATCTACGGAACCCGCTGCCGTCCTCGCCAACTTGATGTCGTTCCTGGCCACTACTGGCTCTGGTACGACTGTCTTGTTTGACGGTTCTGGCAACGGCGCTGCGTCATTGTTGAACGGAAGCCTGTAAAGGCAAGCTGCAACAATGAACATCTCAACCTACGTAAGTGCTACACTATTAGTACTGATAGCAATATCGGTACTAGTAACAGCCTGTAAGTTGACCGGTCAGTATAAGAATCGATCCGAAGAGGCTACTCTCGAGATACATGTTGGTGAAGACCATCATGCCTCGGGGACGAACCTCTCCGAACCGAATGTGCCGCAGACTGAAAAGCCTGCTGCGCCTGTTACAGATCCTTAGGCTTGTGAAAACTCGCCGAGGGAGATGTAGCAGGTTCTATCGGGTGCCTGCACGGCTTTGTTGAGCAGGGTAACGTAACTGCGTGGTAATACCACGCGGAAACCGCATCCTGTATCGGCATTGCCGTACTGTGCCTCCGTGGCATCTTCGAGCGAAACTACATCGCCACCCTGGTACTCCGTAAGGGGTCTCGGGATGACAAGATAGATCTCCACAAGGGGATCTGCCTTCTTTCCGTTTGGAACGGAAGGGAGTAGTTCGTTCGTCTTTGTATGTTTACGTTTTTTACGTGACATATAATTAATACTGAGTAATGAACCACCCGGGGGGTTTGGTCTAAATAGCCAAGCCCCTTCGGTTGTTACCGTGGTTCCCGGTTAATCGGGGTCGTTAAGGTATGCATGCTCTAGGAGTTATACCATATGGATAACAATAAGAGCCTAGATGAAAGTAAAATCATCGCTGCCGTCCTTAACGACGTTCACATGATGTTTGGAACTGTGTTCAACAGTCGAGCCCTCAAACTTACCCGTAACAAGGTAAATGAGAGAGTTCGTTGTGAAGGTCTTGGTTTTCTAACGAAAACCCTGCCCCGTCTTGGTAAGGCCCTTGACAAGGCCCTAACCCTACACGCTCCATTAAACGCTACTGAGTTGGGATTTAAACCCCAGCCTGGTAGTCAGCTTCCCATGTTCATGGGTGAGCTGTTTAATAGGGTATGTAGTCCGGACGGAGTTGTCCTTCACGATCCTGACACAAAGAGTGTCGCGGTCTTACGAGACATCCTATACTTGTTTTACAAGTATGAGCTCCCGTACACCTCGGAGCAAGAACAACAGGTCATCCAAAAGTTCGAAAGAACTGAGGAAGACTTATCAGCTATTCAGGCCCAACTCGATGAAATCAATCATCGAATTACACTTGAAAATGCTACGGGCTCTCGTATCTACTATAAAGTGGATACTTCGAGCATTTCTTCCGTAGCGCGCGGTGCTCGCCGGCTTCTCGCGAAGCTTTTCGAGCATTTCGATCCGCTAGACATCGTCCCTAGGCACGGTCCGGGGGCTGTTGCTACCAAGCAACGCCTTTGGAATAAGTACCTTTGGACAAATGTCGCCCGTCGGATCACAGACAAGTACCCTTTGGATACGTATTTTTATACGTCCTTGAGTCATGTTTGTGATCAGTTGCAAGAGTTTAAACTCTTGTCTGAGAAGGAGTTTCCCGCACGAGTTTGTCTCGTGCCGAAAGACTCCCGCGGGCCCCGCCTGATATCTTGTGAACCCGTTGATTTTCAATGGGTACAGCAAGGATTGGGTCGGGCCATTGTTGAGTTAGTGGAATCCCATCCTCAAACGAGGTGGAATGTCCACTTCACTGATCAACAGCCAAACCAGTTCGGAGCTTTACTAGGCTCCATACATGGCGGCTATGCGACGCTCGACCTCAATGAGGCAAGCGATCGTGTAACGGTCAGTTTAGTTCGTCTACTGTTCCCTCCTCACTTATGTGAGTTCTTGGAAGCTTGTAGAAGCTCTGAAACCGTGCTACCGGATGGTAGGCACTTGAAGCTCAGAAAGTTCGCACCAATGGGAAGTTGTTTATGCTTCCCAATACTGGCGCTTACAATCTGGGCCTTGCTTACTGCGGCTGCACCCGACACGGATACTCGCGAGAGTATCTTAGTGTATGGTGATGACGTCATTGTCCCTACGGCTTACGCCGAGAACGCAATGAAACTGCTCGAGTCTTTTGGGTTGAAAATCAACCTGGACAAGAGCTGTCTACATGGACTCTTCAGAGAGTCCTGCGGCATGGACGCCTTCAAAGGCGTTAATGTTACGCCCGTCCGCATTAGGACGGTGTGGTCGTCGTCTCCATCGCCTGACGCTTATACATCGTGGATAGCTTACGCTAATTCACTTTGGGATAAGAGGTACTACTACGCCTACGATTACATCGTAGAGCAACTTCACCATGTATATGGTGAAATTCCTGACGAAAGCATGCATCTCGCATGCCCAAGTCTGCGGTTCGTACACGACGAACAGAGGCCCAAACGGCGGCGAGTAAACCGGCACTTGCAAAAGTGCCAGTGGCTCGTCCGTGACGTTAAGTCTCCGTCTATCAGTTATGAGATCAACGGCTGGTCCATGCTCCTTCGGTATTTCACCGAGAGAGTAGGGCGAGCCAATGAGAACTCAGTAGACGATACATTCACGGCTCGACCTTTAGAGGTCGACCCGGATTGGTCGGTCAGTGAATACACACGTCGTCGCACTAGCATGCTAGTGCGCCGTTTCGTGTATGAACGGACTGAGTACGGTTCGATGAAGGCAAAAGCGTCTTCAACCGAAACCGTCGATGGCTCCCGATGGCTGACCTCTGTCTCCATTGGGGAAGGAACACGGC